GATGTTCAAGCAAACTTAATTCAAACTGTTGTAAGTGGTGTACAAATACAAAGACATTTCTTTCTTGAACAATTAGAAATACTTGTTTTAATTATAAGTACTCTTCTAATATTATTAATGGTTTACAGATTACCAACTTATTTGAGTGGTCTACTATCATTTGCGATGATTGGAACTGTAATTGGAACGGGATTATACTATTGGTACACTGCATTATTATTGATTGATGTATTATATACTTCTCTTGCATCTATAATTGTTTTTGGTCATGCATCATTTAACAAATACTATGTGACATACAAACTTAAAGAAATGATTAAGGGTCAATTCAAAACATACTTGTCACCAGATATGGTTGACAAACTTGCAGAAGACCCAAGTCTTTTAAGATTAGGGGGAGAAAGAAAAAACATGACCTTCTTTTTTATGGACATAGTTGGGTTTACACCAATATCAGAACACTACAAAAACAATGATGACCCCGAAGGTTTAGTGGAATTAGTTAATAACTTTTTAGATAGAACCTCTAATATTATACTAAAATATAATGGTACTATAGATAAATACATGGGTGATTGTATAATGGCATTTTGGAATGCACCGTTAGACAATAAGTATCATGCAGAAATGGCTTGTCTTTCTGCAGTAGAAATAGAACAAGAACTAGAGATAATACAAAATGAATTTAAAAGAAAAAATCTTCCTAGCATCAATGTCGGTATTGGTATTAATACTGGTGACTGCATCGTTGGGAACATGGGTTCTGTTTCCCGATTTGATTATTCCGTCATCGGAGACGCAGTTAATCTCGCCGCTCGTTTGGAAGCATTAGCAGCCAGAGGCAAATATAAAAACAACAGAATTCTTGTCAGTCAAGATACGGTAAACTCTATCCGTGAACATGGATATAGTCGTAAAGATTTTTTATTTAAAAAATTAGATACAATTAAAGTAAAAGGTAAAGAAGAAAAGATAGAAATATATTCACCATGAAAAAAGTAGAGAGGTCTTTTTCAAATTCAGTTCGTATGCCATATCAAGATGCAATTGCATTTGCGACTAGACTATACGATTTTCATATTGAACAATCCATGAAAGATTTAAAAAACAAAAACTTCCATGAAAAACAAGCACAAAGAATGCGAAATTGGATAAGTGATATGAAAGAATTTATTATTCGGAACGAGTCTTTTCGTGAACATGAAGCATGATTAGTGCATAGTGTATAACCTTCATTAAGTCTTCTTTGTTATACCCATTTTTGTTTCCGTATCGTTGTGCATATTTCATTATGTTTCCGATACAAAAACCTTCACCGTGACCACCGTCAATAATAAACTCAGTTGCTTGAAACTTGTTTTTAGAATAATGTTGGTTATAAGTTTTATCAACATAAGACTTAAGTTCATTTAAAAATTTATCTTCGTTGTATTTGTATTGTTTCATTATTTTGCCCACCAAGGTGTTTTGTCGTGTTGTTGAACTTTATCATCAGCATAATTAGTTCTTTCATCTGCTTCTTTTTGTTTCTTCCAATTTTTTTTACTATAAGATGTTTGTCCACCCAAAGTTTCTCTTAAAGACCCTTCTTTTTGTGCAACTTTCCAAATAGTTTTTTGATGACTAGAGTTATGTGTCCATGCTTGCATTTCTTCTTTTTCTTTTTTTGAAAGGGGAGTTCTCATATTTTTTTTAATAATTTCTTGATTTTTTTTTCTTAAAGTTTCTCTTCCTTTTTTCTTTGAATTCATGGTTTCGTATTATACTCTTCTATGCAGTATTTGTCAAGAAAGATTGTACTAACTCTTTATCAGATTTTTCCTCACCCCATGTGTGAATTATCTTTCCGTTTTGTTCTCTTACAATTCTGTTATCATTATATTCCGTATCCGTGACCATTTTACCATCCGCAGTATCTTCGGGTCTATCATCATACCACATACTACTTAAACTATGTATGTGTATTGATTTTATTTCCTTAGCCCATTTTTCTGCTTGAAGAATTAATCTTTGTTCTTCTACTGCGTCTTTATATTCTGTCATATTATAGTCCTATTTTTTGTACGTTTGAAATCATTTTCATCATTAACATTACTCTTTCTTGTTCTACACCGCTTCTTTTATTATCTAATCCAACTATAAAAGAATGTTTGTAAATCTCATTGTTAATATCATCCCACATTCTTTTTGCAATATAATCAGGTTCTAACATTTTAATATTTTTAAATGTATCTTCTTTTCCTTCTTCAACAAGTATTCTAGTTCTTACCCAACCTAGTACATAATCTGTCCAATAAACTTCTCTTTCATCCATCAACCAATGCATATATGCTTCAAGTGATAATCTTTTTTTCGAGTCTGCATAATCACTATACGGTAGTTTAGGCATATTTGGATAAAAATTAGGTTCACTGTCGCATAACATTTTTAAACCAGCAGTAGAACTAGTGGTAATCATAATTCTAGGTTCTTTTAAATTTTGATTTTTACTCCACCACAATGCTATTTCGTTTTGAGCGCCTTGTCCCCATGCATTATTAAAAAATATATCTGGGTTATATTTTTTTATTTCTCCTATAATATCTGGAAGATTTTGTGTAAGGTCGTGTCCAGTTTCACGAGACATACCTTTTACTTCATAATCATTAGGAGTATTTTCCAGTATTGCTTTACCAATACCAGAAGTGTGTCCCGTGATTAATACTTTCATTAAACTCTTTCGATTACAGACGTTGCGTCTTCATACGCTTTAATAATGTCCGCATGAGTATCGACTACCATTATTACTTGTGGTTTTTTAATAATTATTTCTTCTGGACTTTCAACAGATGTCACACAGACACCTTTTGCAAAACCAAAACCATTTTCTGATTGAATAACCATCTTAGCGTTTTTCATTCTGATTACATCTGCACCTTCTTCGATATCTCCAATGTATTCACCATAAGTTGTCACTACCGTTTTTATCATTTTAACTCCATTTGAATTCTTTAAATTTTTCTGCGTTTACTCTTTCACCAGCTTCTGATTTATCAAACACGGGAACATCATCTTTAGTGGTGACCATATCTTGATTGTCATCATCTTCTAGTTTCATTTTACTTCGGTCTACTTTCAAAGTGAACCTATTGTATTTAGTTGGGTCGTTATATCTGTTTTTTAATTGTTTAACAAGTATCTTACCCATTGAGTTTAATTCGTCATTTGAGATTAGTGCAAACATCAAATCTGCAGTTGCGGGTAAACCAAATGACTCGGAAGTATCTTCTAAGCCTGGGTCGTCACTTTGAAATCCTTGACGATTAGTTTGAGTTGCACTCATAATTGGAACATTAAATTCTACTGCAAGTCCACGCATTTCTTCTGCAATACTCTTGATATAAGAATAAGAGTTTACTGCACCACCTATCATTTTCATTCTACTTGATGCACAGATATTTAGATAATCGACAAAGATTATTTCTGGTATAAAGTTTTTCTTTAGTTTTAATTCATTTAACAATGCACGAAAATGAGAAGTGTTTGCTTGACCCGTAGGATATTCTTTAATAATTAGTTTACCGTCTGTCTTTGCATTTATTTGAGATACTTTATCTCTGAACATATCTTTAGATAGGTTTTCTATTTGGTCAATTGGTATGTTCAATAAATTTGCATCAATTCTTTCTGCAATCCTTTCTTCCGCCATTTCCATAGTAATGTATAAGACATTACGACCTTGTGATAATATATTAGATGCACAATGACACATGAATAAAGATTTACCAACACCCGTTCCCGCAAGTGCAATATTTAAAGTTTTGTTTGGTAATCCACCTTTGGTTATCTTGTTGAAGTTATCTAAATCAAAAGGTATGCGTTCTTCTTGTTCGTGATAGAAATCATATCGTTCATCTACTTGTTCGAGATAATCATGACCAATCTGAGTATCAAAAGAAACACCAAGTGCTTTCGATAGAACATCGGGTATTGCATTCTTTTGTAAAGTCGCATGTTTACCATCGATAATAGATATTGACTCCATTACTGCATTATATACTGAACGGTCTTGACACCACTTCTCAGTTCTTTCAACTAACCAATCTAAGTTTTCAGACTCAGGTGTAAAAATATTTGACAACATTTCCATTGCTTGTCGATAGTTTTCTTCACTTAATCTATTACCTTCATCAACTTCGATTTTAAATGACTCAAGAGTTGGTATCTTATTATACTTGGATACAAACTTTGCAACTTCTTTAAATAAATCTTTATAGACACCATCAAAATAGTCTGGTGCAAGAAAAGGTAAAACTCTCCTTGTATACTCTTCGTTAGTAAGAAGATTTCTAAGTATCGTCTGTTCTAGATTGATGTTCATTCTTTAACCATTCTATATTTTCTTGGGTAGCCATAACTTCACCCGTTTCATTATCTCGTGCAATCATAGACCCATCAACAAGAGATTGGTCAATAATATTAGAAAGTATTTTACCACAGTACTCCTGAAATGTCAAATTATTTTCTATCTCTAGGTCGGGGTCGGGACTACTTACTATTTCATAATTAAATGTAAGTGCGTCTCTCTTTCCGTCAAACGCAACATTACCATATCGAATAACCGTTTCTGGATATCCTTCTAGTAGTCTTACGTCCCAACCCCTAGCGTCATTGGTTTGAGGCACAATCTCGTAATGAACCCCTTCACTAAGTTTATCTAAAATGTCATTCATATAGAATATGTTTGTTTTATATAATCTTTGAAATCTGTTGTTTCAAATATTGGAGTCCAGAATTCAGAATTAAGGGTATCCTTTTCACGAACTTTGTTTCCGATAGTTTCCCCAGTAGTTTTATCAACAACCATATACCACCCATTACTAGGCTTAACGATATAACCACCGTTAACAGCAACATCCAACAGACCACTATAACACTGTATTCCACCTTCCCACGATACTGAGATAGGTATTTTTGACTTTTCTTTAACATATCTACTCTTATCAATATTTATAATAAAATGATATCCTTTTATTTCCGTTCCAGTTTTATCTTGTTGTCTACCAACAATCCAAATGTTATCTGCAGAATAATAAATACCCGTACCACCACCGACAACATCTTTTGGAAATAATCCAATCTCTTTGTAAGTATGATTTACTGCAATCAAAGGAATGTTTTTCATCTTAAGATAAGGTGTAGACATTCTGAATAATCCTTTCAGTGCTTTTGCACGGGACATATCTGCAACTGACTTTTCACTCAATGCATCTTCAAGTTCTTTCTTAGATGCAAGATTACCAATAGAGTCAATCACAACAATTACATTATCTTCTCTTTCTAATTCTTCAAACTGTTTAATTAAATCAAACTTAAGTTCTTCTACATTTGTAATAGGTGTATGTAATACTCTATCCATAGGAATATTGAATTGTTCAAAGTAAGATTGCGGTGAACCAAACTCGGAGTCATAAAATAATAGTACTGCATCTTTCTTGTTTTCTAAATAAGAACTTGCAATCTTTAATGCAAAAGATGTTTTGAAATGTTTACTAGGGCCCGCAAGGACGGTAAGTCCAGGCGTAATACCACCTTCGGTATTACCACTCAGTGCAACATTCATCATAGGTACATCTGTAGATACTACATCAGTATCACCAAAAAACTGAGATTCAGAAAGAACTTCGGTCAACGCAATTGTTGAGTTCTTTTTTAGTTTATCCATAATAGACGGCATATTATTTTCTCCTTTTTGATTTTTCTAATTCTTTTATTCTTAAACGCATGTATTCCTTTGCATCGAATTCGGGGTGATTACTTATTAACTTGTACATTTTTAAAATTCTTTTTTGTTTTGCAATTTGTTTGTTGTTGGTAATTTTTCTTTTTATTCTACTAAGATGTGTTTTTAAAGTTTTTAAAGAAAACTTAACGTGTTTTTTTATTGGCCAAGGATAAGTAGAGTTTTTAATTTTTATTACATCTTTATTTTCTTCTAAAAATTTCGTATTAATGTTATGTTCTTTTATCTTATTAAAATCAAAACTATCTAATGGTCGGTCTTTTCGTAATCTACCTTTTACGAATTTTCTTTCACCATTATGAAAGTCTGTTATATATCCTTCACTCATATTTTATGTTGTTAGATTTCTCACGTTCATCGAGTTCATACTCTTCTCGCATTTTATTGTTTATTTTAACAGACTCCGCAATTAAAGTCAAGTCCTGATTAAATTTAACAAATGCATTCATATCTTTTGGTAGACACGCACCACCAAAACCTTTCTTCCCGTCAAAGCCTGGAACACGAGTATGTGAATATCCTACTCGTTTATCTGCAGCTACAGCATTGATAATTCTATTTGGACTAGACCCAAAGTCAAGAGCTGCATCATATAGTTGATTAAAAAATGTCACTTTCATTCCGAGATAACTATTGATTGCATATTTAACAAAAGATGCTTCTTGTGGTGTCATAGTTATAAAATTTCTTCCTACACATAAACTAAATTGATTATAGAAATCAATTACCCTACTACAAGACTCAGTAGAACATCCACCAAGCACATGATAGGTACTGTAAATAAATTGTTCCTTTGCGGAGTTCTCTGTTAGAAACTCTGGGTTGTAAGTAAGTCTTGGTTTATCTTCATCATGTATAGAATTGTACAAACGATTAATTACATCTGGTGTAATTGTTGATTTAATAACAACAAGACTTTTTGTGTGAGTGATAAGTTTTATGACTGCATCTTCAACTATTGATGCATCTACCATACCATTATCATGCATTGGTGTAGGTGCAGTAATAAAAGTCATGATGGGTTCATACTTTACCAAATCATCTATGGTAGTATCATACAATGGGTCTACTAAAAACTTATCAACTAGTTCATGAGTAAATGCATAGTCAACTGCTTTACCGACAAAACCATGTCCGACAATACCTAATTTTATTTTTTTGTCTTCCATTAGTTTACTCCCATGTAATCTTTATACCATTCCATAAAATTTGCAACACCTTCATTAATATCTACCATAGGTTTATATCCTAACTTTTGTAGTTTATTTGTATTACTCCAAGTTTCTAAAACATCTGCGGGATGTGGTGGGACAAAGTTTACAACTGGTTCTCTATTTAATTCTTTACCAATTCTATCTATAAACTCCATAAGTCCAACTTGTTTACCATTACCTATATTATAAATTTCACCAGAAGGTATATCTTGATTGAAGATAACTATTTTTATTCCTTCAACAATATCATCAATATAGGTAAAGTCTCTTTTCATCATTCCATAATTATATGCTTTGATTGGTTCGTCTTTTATTATACTTGTAGTAAAATCAAAGAGCGCCATGTCGGGTCTACCCCATGGCCCATAAACCGTAAAAAATCTTAAACCTATATTATGCAAACCTGACATTTTAAACTGACACTCATTCACATATTTTGTATATGCATAAGGGTTCTTTTGATGTGGATGGACAATATCTTCTGTCCAAGGTAAAGTAGTTGTACCACTATAAACGGAACTTGTTGATGCATATATGACTTTTTGTACGTCATGTAGTTTACATACGTTAATTAAGTTTTGTGTACCTTCTATATTATCTTTGTGATATAAATGTTCATTACCCATACTATTTCTTACACCCGCACGAGCAGCTAAATGTACAACAATATCTGGTTCAAAATCTGCAAAAAGATAATCTAATTTTTCAAAATCATTCAAATCACAATTTCTTATTTCTAATCCAAACTCTTCGCATCTATCTTTTTTTAATTGTGGGTCATAATAGTTATTAAAGTTATCAACTCCTATGCAATATAAATCATACTCTTTTGTTAGCAAAGAATTCATTAGGTGACTACCTATAAATCCAGATGCACCCGTCACTAATATTTTCACAACTTTAGTTTCTATTTCTGTAGACATATTCCAATGCTCTATCTGACTCCTTTACCATGTCACGGTTTTTATACCAACCACCCGTCACACTGTCAAACTCTTTACATAATGTTGCAACTTGTTCTGCAGTAATAGGATATCCTTTTGATATTGCATTACCGCATACTGCAACCATAATCTGATACATCTTATAGTACCAACCAGTTTCAGTAATTGCACGATATTCTGTTTCAAGTTTTTTAGACCAGAACGGACAATCAGAAAAACCACTCCAACTATAATTAGTATTATCTAGTTTACTTTTACGATGGTCAACAACTGCTTTTTGCAATTCTGGTGGTAATCTGTCTAAAAAGTTTTTACCCTTGTTTTCAATATAAGAATGTTTCTCCATTAACATTTCTGGGTCGAGAGTAATACCACTGTTTCTAAAATAGAAATTATACGCATTTGGATATTGTGCGGGAACATAATACATTCTTGCAAGGTCTTTAGTTTGTTCATCACCAATTTCTTTAAATTCTTTATTCATTGCAAACCAAAAATGAGATAAATTTTTTGAGTGAACTTCTTTTGTTAACGGAAATACCAAACGAAACTTTGGT